CTTAGTCTCGACGAGGGTAGGCAGATGCCACTCTCGGCGAAACAGCGTGGGATTCCATCGACAGAATGAATAATCCGGTTCATCTGACCAGCGTCCGATCCCAGCCATCCCGTAAGGGATGGCGGGATACTTCACAAGTCTCCCGATAAGGGAGTCGAGGAAGTAGATGGTGCGGGGGGTCAAAACCCCATACCTCTCGTACAGCTGGTTTCGCAATGCACTTGCTTTCACAAGTTCATTGCTGTTTGCCCGTGATTTGGGTAGGTAGGCCCTTGCGTAGGCAGGAGTAACAACTCTGCCATCGTAGGCGTCCGTCCCACACGATTCTCGGAACTTTCCTCTGGGGAAGCTCTTTGAATCGTTCACCTTCATCCCGAGGGATGTCAGTGACCGAACCACGTCAGGGTAGGCATCGACGGGGATAATGATATCATCCCCATAGATGCTCAGCGTAGATGACCTCTTCCGATACCGTTTAACGGTACGCGGTCTGAAGTCACCCTGCCTACGACATAGAACTGTCACGACGAGGGTCAAGAAGACCATCGACTCGACAGGGAATGTCAAGGCAGACCCCATCGATGCAAACTTGTTCAGAAGAACAAGTCCACCATCGGGGAGCTCCACAAATCGTGACCGACTGAGCTTCAAGTAGCGGATAAACTGCGGGTTAAACCCGAAGAGTTCCTCTACGAGAGCCAGACTGACACGGTCTGAGGCCTCTGAAAGGTCCATGGTAGCCACAAGGCCATCAATGGAACCCTCGAGGGCCATCCGCTGGTTATGGTGCTGATGCGTGTAAGAACACGCAAAATCACCACTCTCCAAGAGCGCTTTCAAACGCAACTGAAGAGCCTGCTGAACAAACTGGTTGTAAGAAGGCTCGATTGAGATCAATCGGGGCTTCACGGCTGTCTTTGGGACAGCCACCAGTCTGGCAGGTACTTCCTTCGTGGAAGGGGGCCGCTCGAGCAGATCGAACCATGAGGTTCGAAAATACTCAGGCCCCACCAGGGATTCGATGTTATAAGAGATGGAATCGAAACTCCATCTCTCGTTAGCACCGAATCGTTCGGATACAGCTCCCGGGCCGTGCTTTCCATCTTCGATGGTAAGCAAGGCCTCACCGATCAGTTCGCCAAACAAGAGTTGGGCGACGGATCGGGCATACGGGTCAATCGCTGCACGAACCTCAGCTCGCGACATCAGACTCTTGTCTGTACTCACGAACTGCTGGATTTCGGCATCGACACGCTCAGATTCGCAGACCTCAAAAATCTTCTTGTGAAGACGAGAGATCTGACGAAGAAAGCGAATTGCCAGTATGCTGGGGTTGGAGAGAATCTCTCCATCCGGAGCGAATATCTTACTCCAAATTCCGTTCAGGAACTCAGGGTAAGAGCACCGCGACGACCACCCTTCGAAGGAAGGGAGCCGTCCGTCCCGAAGGCCCGCAACAAGCAGGTCATCGAGGCGTGGTAGTGCGATCGTCAAGAAAGGCATGCCTTCCTTGTCGTATCTGCTCCAGAGGGTTTGAATATCCCTCGCTGCGCTGAACCCAAGAGCCTCTCCTGCGTCAAGCAGGAGGTGCTCAAGGAGGATCACTTGGCTTTTCAACTCTTCCTCAATTCTGGGGATAGTAGTTCCAAGCCAAGATGGGACACCTTTATCGTCGGTAGCGGCCTAAGCCGCGTCGCGACGACGCTGAACTGCGACCATGAACATGGCCCCGAGGGAAGTTCCCACGAGGCCAGTCAGGCCAATCACGGAGAGGATCAGAATGGTCTGCATCGTCTCCATGAAATCAGTTCTCACCAGCGATGAGCTTCTTCAAGTTCGCGTTGGTGCCAGCCGTGAGCCATGCGATGAGTGCCGAGGCGTGAGCCTCGATCACAGCATCAGTGACTCCGGACAGTGGGCGGTCGATCGTGAACGACACCATGTCCTGTACCTGACCCGTGAGCCCCGTGATGGGGTCCACAGCAGTGCTCTTCTCGTAGAGACGAGCAACGTTCCGACGGCGCTTCGCAGTGCCTCGGGGGTCGACGGTCAGTTCGCTCGCCGCGTCAGCGGAGACGAATCGGCCGACGGTCGTGCCAGTGATCACCCGAGGGTGAGCAATGGCCGTGCCGGAAATGGTAACGGTCTGGGGGTCGGTGAATGCCATCTTGGACTCCTGTCCATGTTCAATTGTTGTTCAATTGGATGTGAAATTGTGCCTAATCAACAGGTGCTGACTAGGATTAGCGGCCGCGGGCAAGCCCGAGAGCCACTAGGATCCCATATTGCGTCGCATTGAGCGAGGCAAGCTGGGTGCCGAATCCGAAAGGAGTTGCTCGACTACGCCAACGCGTTGTCGAAGTGAAAAGAGATTCACCCCGAACGACATTGACTGACGTTTGAGGAGCGGGTA